TCCAGGCCGGGTCGGCGTGGACCTGTTCCACAAGGAGCCGCTGCCTGCGGGTGTCAGCTCGATCAACATCCCGCGTGTCGCCACCGGTACAACGGTCGCCCCGCAGACCACGCAGAACACGGCCCTCTCACAGACCGACGTCACCACGAACTCGCTGAGTGCGGGGATTGTCACCGTCGGCGGCAAGCAGGTTGTCAGCTTGCAGCTGCTCGAGCAGTCCGCGATCCCGTTCGACGAGGTCATCCTGCAGGATCTGGCGTTGGCCTACGCCGGACAGATCGACGTGCAGGCCCTGACCGGCGCCGGCACTGGTGGGACGCTCCGCGGGCTCTCATCCGCTGCTGGGCTGACCGTCCAGGCTTACACGCAGGCGACCCCCGCGGTTGCGGGCGCCGGCGGCCTGTACGCCGCTATCCAGAAGGCCATCGCCTCGGTCTACGCCACCCGTTACTTGGCGCCCGACACGATCCTGATGCACCCCCGCCGGTGGAGCTTCATCGCTGCCAGCTTCGACACCCAGAACCGGCCGCTCATTGTGCCGGTCGGCAACGCGTACAACCCGGTCGGCACCCAGGACGACGAGGTCGCCCAGGGCAAGGTCGGGAACATCGCGGGCCTCGACGTTTTCGTCGACCCGAACCTGCCGGTCAACCTGGGGGCGGGAACGAACCAGGACCCGATCTACGTGTTCCGCCGCAGCGACATCATGCTGTGGGAGAGCGCGCCGAAGGCCGAAACGTTCATGGAGCCCTACGCCGACAGCATGGGCGTGCTCTACCGGTTCTACGCCTACTCGAGCCTGATCCCGGACCGCTACGGCTCGTCCGTGGTGCAGATCAACGGCACCGGCACGGTCACTCCGTCCTACTGAGTCCGCCGGCTCTTCCACCTTCTAGCTAGGAGATCAGCATGGCTGAGCACTTCACGAAAGAGGGCGAGGGCCAGATCGGCTCCGTCCACACCTACGAGGACGCGGTCCGGGCGCATCACCTGGCGACCGCGGATCCGGAGCCGGAGCGGGACGGTCTGATGACCGGCCCCTCGCATGAGCGGAAGTACGGCTTGGAGCGCGAGGCCGATTCGGCTGAGCAGTGGCGGGCCCGGGGCGTGCATCCGTATGAGAACCGGGCTTTACGTCCGGGCGAGGAAGGTTTCGAGAACCTCCGCGGCGCGAGCGCTGTGGAGACCGCGGAGTCGGGTTCGGCGTCCGAGAACGCCGCCGCGCCGCGGGCATCACGCAAGTAGGTCCCCGCTAACCCTCGGGGCCGTCCTTCGGGGCGGCCCCGAGGTCTGACCAGGAAGGGGCGATGATGTCGAGCGGTCTTTCACCGGGCCCCGGCCTGTTCCCGCTGGCCCCAGGGGAGAGCCTGGTCACCCTCGGCGATGTCCACGCGCACCTGAACATTCCCGCGTCGGACACGTCGAACGACGTGGAGCTGCAGGGGTTCATCGACGCGGCAACCGATCTGATCCCCTATGACACCGGCCCGATCCTGCCGACCGTGTTCCTGAACGAGGTTCACAACGAGGCCGCTGGGCGCAACGCGATCGTGCTCTACAACAGCCCGGTCATCTCGGTGGAGTCGGTCACCGAGTATGTCGGCCCGCAGGTCCGCACCTTGACCTCGCAACCGCTGGGTTCGGCTGGTTACGACAACTACGGGTTCAGCCTGGACGACAACTACCAGGGGATCCTCTACCGCCGGCTCGGGTCGGGGACGCTGGGCTCGTTCTTCGGCTACGTGGTTGTCAACTACACCGCCGGTTACGCGTCGATCCCGCCGGGGATCCGCCTGGCGGTGCTGGAAGACATCCGCGGCCTGTATCAGCAGACGCAGCTCGGTGGCCGGCCTGCGTTCGCCTCGAGCGGCGCTGAGGACGACGGCTGGACTGCCGGGCCGCTGAACCTGTTCCCGCGCCTGGACAATCTGCTGCACAAGTACGCCCGGGTGCAGTCGATCGCATGAGCATCCCGGCGAGCACAGCCCCGGCGGTGATGGCCTACCTCGTTGCCGGCGTTCAGGCCGCCCCGGAGATGCCGGCAACGCTGCTCGGCAGCCCGGTGCTGGTCAGCTACGGCATCCCAGGCACCTACAACACCCCGGCGGCCATCGCCGTCGGCACCAGGATCACGGCGACCGCCCGGATGGAGCAGCTCGTCGGGTCCGGCGGCCCGGGCTGGCTGTACGAGAACTACCAGCTCGAGGTGATGGTCGAAGCGTTCCTCGGCGGGGATGACCCGCAGTCGGTGGAACAGGCCGCCTACTCGTTGTGGCAGGTCGTCGCCGACGTGGTCCGCGATGACCCGCAGCTCGGCGGGCTGGTCATCGTCGCGTACCCGTCGAAGTGGGAATCGGTGTCGTCCTGGGACCCGAACCATAAGGGCCGGGTCTGTCAGATAACCGGGGAGATCGACGTGGAGGCGCAGCTGTGACCGATTTCCGTTTCAAAGACGAAGTTGAGCGGTTCTACCACGACCTCGGCGTGGTGCAGCCGAACGAGGTCCGTGACCTCGATGAGGCACCTGACTACCGCTGGGCCGAAGTGCAGCACAAGGACAGCAAGTCCACCGGCAAGAACCCTAAGGAGTAGGCCGTGCCTTACGCATCAGTCAAAAGCGCGCTAGGGATCGGCCTGGAAACGGTCCGGGGAACCGCGGTCGTGGCCGCGAACTGGCTCCCGTTGAAAACGATGACGCCCGTGGAGATGATCCCCTCGTTGGTGGATCAGTCGTTCCGGGGGTCGATGGCGAAGACCTACGGCGCCGCGGCGGGCCCGCAGCACGCCACCTACGCGGCCGGCGGCAACATTTTCGCGGACACCTTCGGGTATCTGCTCGTCGGGATGCTCGGTGATGAGCTGGTCACCGGTGCGGTCGCCCCTTACTCGCATGCGGTGAGCTTGCAGAACAGCGCGTCCGGTCAGCCGCCGAGTTACACGCTGGTCGACAGCAACGGCCTGGAATCGAACAGCTACGCGGGGACGATCGTCACCGACCTCGACATCAAGCTGTCCTCCACGGCGCTGTGCGAGTACACGACGACGCTGATGTCGCAGTCGTTCGCATCGGGCGCGGTCGGCAGCCCGAGCTACGGCACCCTGCCGCCGGTCCCTGCGTACAAGGTGGTTGCCACCCTCGGCGGGACCCTGTCACCCCGGAACACCGACGCCGAGATCATCATCAAGCGCACCGGAGACCCGATCTTCACGTTGAACAACACCACCGGCGCCTATCAGATTTTCGCCGCCGGCGACCTTGAGGTCACCGGGAAGCTGATGCAGGTGTACGAGGTGGCCACGCTGCGGGATCAGTTCCGGGCCGGCACCTACAGCTCGGTTGATCTCGCGGTCAGCATCGGCGCTGGCGCCACCTCGCAGGGCCTGACCTTGCATGTGACGAACGCCTACCTGGACAAGGCGGACGTGGTCCGGGGGAAGTCGTATGTGGAGCTGCAGGTCGACTTCACCGCGATCGCGAACAGCACCGACGCCGGCGCTTCGGGGGGACTGTCCCCGTTGAAAGCCACGCTGGTCAACGCGGTAGCGGCCGGAACGTACAAGTGAGCGAGCAGCTAACGCTCCCCTCCGGGGCCACAGCAGAGTTGCGGTCAAGCCTAACGGTGGGCGGCCGGAAGCTGCTGAAGCGGGCCAGGATGGCGCTGATCGGCACCCCGCTGGGGCAGGCGATCGTGTCGATCCCCGGATACGAGGAGATGACCGAGGACGAGCAGCAGAAGGTGTTCGGGCAGGTCGGAATGCGGTTCCCCGCGGATGCCGCGGAAATCGGGGACGCCGAGAATGAGGCGCTGGTCGTCGGCTACGTCATCTCCTGGACGCTGGACATTCCGGTGACCGCCGAAGGTGTGCAGAACCTCGACGAGCGCGACTTCGACGCGTTGGTAGCGGAGGCGAAGAAGATCGACGGTGCCCGGGTCACCGCCGAGCAGCTCGCCGACGTCAGCCCGGAGCCCGCGTCCCCTACCAGCGGCTGAGCAACGTTCGCAAAGCTCTACGTGCTCAGCCTGTCTCCTCCCTGCCAGATGAATGGGATGAGTACCGCTACCGGTCGCTGTTCCCGATGAGCCATGAGCAGTACGAGAACGAGCCGGCGGAAACCGTCGACTGGATGCTCGCCATCCACGGGGCGGTAGCAACAGCCAAGGAGGAAGCGTCCGGTGGCTAGCTTCAGCCTGAAAATGCTCGGCATCGACTCGATGATCGCGGACATGGCCCGGATCGAGCGGTCCACCGACCGGGCGACGATGTGGGCGCTGCGGCAGGGCGGCCGGAAACTCGGCTCCTACGCGAAGGCCGCCGCCCCGGTGTACGGCGGGCCCCCGCGGATGTCCCAGGGCCAGCCGGTCAAGCGCGGCGAGCTGAAGAAGTCGATCAAGTCCTCGAAGCGGTTGCAGCGCACCGGCCCGGGTGGTTACGCGCTGAAGGTCGGCCCGCGCGGCCGGCCGCACCTGTACGCGGCGAAGCAGGAAGCCCGGCATCCGTTCATGGGCCCGGCGACCGAACGTGTCGCCGGGGAGTTCCACGGCTACGCCGATCAGGCATGGGCCCGCGCCATCCGCTGGAACAAGTAGAGGAGGTCTGCGGTGCCCTCGATCGTCGCGGAACTCCGGGCGTCCACCACCGACTTCATGGTCAAGATGGGGGAGGCGAGGGCTGAGGTCGCGAAGCTCGGCACCGAATCCTCCGGGCATCTGCAGAAGCTGCAGACCGTGGGGAAGGCCGCATTCCTCGGCCTGGCCGGCGGCGCGATCGCGTTCGGCGTCGAGTCGATCAAGATGGGCGCCGATTTCCAGAAGTCGACGAACCTGCTGGTCACCGCCGCGGGGGAGTCGCAGAAGAACCTCGGCCTGGTCAGG